GCCCTGCAAAAAATAGTAGTGGATAAGCTGGTAAACGGCCCCAAGACGATGGTAGCCCATCCGGACGCTACTCGTAAGGTAGTAGTCTTGGCCTCTTAATTAGAGACAACCTTGACGACAAACATTTGTTAATCCTTTTTGGAGGCCATTATGGCAACTCTTAATACGAACACGAATAGTACCACTGGGTATAAAGAGGCTTTTTTCAACTCATATACCACAGGGTACGAACATGTTCTCCAGGAAAGGAAGCCTCAATACCAGGGTCTTGTTAGAGAAGAGCGGATAGAGGGCGAGAATGAGTCTTACGACTTCCTCGGCACTATCGAACTCGACGAAAAGTCTACCAGGTTTGAGGATATTCCTATCGAGGACATGACGCACAACCGCAGGTGGATAACGCCGAAGTGGTTTCGCAAGGGAATATTCGTCGATAAAGAAGACGATATTGCCCTTCATACCGACCCCACTGGCGATTACATCCAAGCCTTAGCTAAAGGTGTAATCAGAAGAGAGAATATTACTATTACAGATTCTTTCTTCTCCGATGTAACTGGTGGAAAGACCCCTGGCGTAGATACGTTTGTCTTTAGCGAAACTGTATACACCACTTCCACTTCCGCTGCTGGTAGAGTTTTGGTTCATGATGTCCAAAGCGACTTTACCGCTGGTGGAGTTTCAACAGGTCTTAGTATAGAGAAGTTAATCTTAGCTCGTCAGGCTTTGATTGAGCTCTATAACGACCCCGACGACTTGTTTTACATCGCAGTAAATCCCAAACAGATGTCCGACCTTCTGCGGGAAGCTGAAACCCAGAGTATTGATACCAACGTCATACGTTCACTCGTAGCCGGCGTTGTCAATGAGTATATGGGCTTTAGGTTCGTAGTTACGAACCGAATTCTTATCGGTTCTACCAATGATGTTGATTCAGATACCAACGTCTATAAGGTTCCTGTTTGGACGAAAGAAGGAATGTTATTCGCCCGACACCAGTCGCCCATCTTTAACGTTGACTGGCTGCCGCGTAAGCAGATTTGGCAAATTTCCGCTCGTACCGGAATGAACGCCATCCGTATGGACGAAGACAAAGTTTTGCAAATTGAATGTATATAAGAAAGGAGTTAAATCATGAGTGACGCTGGCACATTTACAAGTACCAATAGAGCTATTGAGGCGGCTCCTACGGTATCAACGTTTCTTGATGTGACGCTTGATACGAGTAAGCTTCGTATAATGAAAGACCAGGGATTCTGGTCTGGTGCACTTTTAGGCCAGAACAGTACAATGGCATTCGGAACGTTACCAAAAGGCGCCCTGCCGATATTGGCTATCATTGAGCCTATTGCATCTACGGGAGTCCCCACGGTGACATCAAATGCTATCACTGGAACTATCGGTTTTTTGGCCGGTGATACCGAGTCTGCTGACCTTGACGCTTTAGGAACATTTACAACTTTGGCAACGGTAACATCACAAAAACTTACACCAACACCTGACGGTACAATATATGATGGTGTTACAAAGCTAAATGAAAGCAGGCAAGTATCTGTTCTCTTTAGTGGTGCTATTGAGGGAACAGTTGACGAGGGAATTAACCTCACAATTATTTACACCGTAGATTAGTTTTAATGGGGCAGGGCTTGCCTTGCCCCTTATTTTTAGGAGTTTATCATGGCTTTAAGTGGTCAGGAAGTAATCCACAATTTAGCTTTAGGTCATGTAGGGGATACGGAAGTTGCAGACACCGCTCCATCCAGAGCGTTAAAACAGAATCTGTTATGTATCCGTTATTACGACCAGGCGAGGGACTTAACATTAAGGTCTCATCCGTGGAATGAGGCTAAGAAACGAGTTATAATCGCCCAAGATGATGACGACGCTATTTTTGGCTATGACCGTCGATATACTTTGCCTGAAGACGCATTGAGAGTATTGTCAGTAAACGATTCTCTCGGCGCCGACCGCAGGAATAGGGCAGATGGGGTACACGACTGGGAAGTTGAAGATGGCAAGATATTAGCTAACGCGGGCGAAATTCCCCAGACGTGGACTACTTCAACTAAATACATCGCAGGTGAGTATGTTTCGACCACGGCAGAGACGTGGGCTACTTCAACCGCATATGTAATAGGACAATATGTCACAGATGGTACGACAACGTATGAAGTATTAGTCGCCCATACGTCAGATACTATAGCTAACGATGTAACATCCGGCAATTTAGATACAGGAGTAACGGGCACAACAGGCTCGCATTCCGTACCGACTACATATACTTCCGGCGCAACAGTTTTAGCCGATATAAATTCAAGCAATCTTACGGCTGTAGGTTCTGTGGCAAGAATCATCTTCGTCGAATATATCCAGCAATTAACAGATACGACCAAGTTTTCAACTAATCTAAAAGAAGCTATCGGCGAACAGCTTGCCATTAAAATCATTACCGCACTCACAAACGATACTAAGGGCAAGGTGGATTTGATTAACAAATTCGAGAGACTGACAATGCCCAAAGCCAGGTCTGTTGACGGAGCCGAGGGAAAGCCGAAGCCAATATTCAATTCAGAATGGATTAGGGCAAGAACGTCGGGAACAAGGAGCTATTGGGGATAATGTACGGAAACGCCGACCAGAGTTCTGTAGATAGTTATAATATCGTAAAGACCATCACCGGCGGTACGACCACATCAGCGCCAACAGCCTTTCCTTTCGGCGTCACTTCCGGCGATATAGACCTTTTACTCCCGACTTATGGCGGCAAAGGTCAGGAAACCAAAGCATTTAGATTGGCCTTTCTTATTACCGCTAAAGGAACTGCCGGTGGTACTGGAACGATTGTTATTACAGGCGCTTCCTGCGGCGGGCCGGAAGAGCAGATATGTTCTTTAGCTATTACTATGAACGCTGTGGTAGAGACTGGCGACTGGCGGATAGTTGATACGATTGTCTTAACTTCAACACACTTGGCAGGGTGCAGTATCGTCGTTGCTGATAGCGGCAATAGTCGTCCGACTAAATTAGGATTCGATGCGATTGGATATCGGTACATTAAATTCTATATCACATCGCTTACAAATATAACAGATTTGAAAATTTACGCACGATATTTATAAAGGAATTTTATTATGTCAGTGGCTACAGGAACAGTTGCAGTTACAGAAACGCCGGAAGTTATAACAAGACTAAATCGCTATACAGCATGGGAAAGGATTATCACTTTTTCTATTGTCGATAACGATACTACTGGCGCGGCTGTAGTTCCGATTAATGGCTTATTGCAAAAAATCATTGTCACACTAAGCGACATGGATGATGCAGAAGGGACTACGGATGTAAGCTTGACCGATAATGGAGATAATACTATTTTTTCTGTAACAAACTTAGCAGAAAGTAACACAACTACATATATTGTATCTGAGCCGCTGGTAGGTGAGGTTAATGTGATATTGGGACATGACGACCCCAACGGGCCGGCTACAGTTGTTGTTACTCTTAGGGGAGTCTAAACTTACAAGGAGTTAAATTATGTCAGCAAGTACAGGGGTAGTGACGGTAACTGAAACTCCAGAAGCGATTACGCGATTAAATCGTTATACAGCGTGGGAAAGAGTAATTACTTTTTCTGCGGTATCGGCGGATGAAACGGGCACGGCAACAGTTCCAATAAACGGGCTATTGCAAAAAATCATATACAAGCGACCAGACCTGGCCAATAACGACCTTACATCAGAACTCGTTCTTACAGACAATGGTGACAATCAAATTTTTACTACCGGAAGTGGTTTGGCGGAAAATGCTACCAGTTTATATAGTGTCTCAGAGTCATTGGTCGGAGAAGTAAATCTTGCAATAACGTGGAATGAAGCGGTAGGCTCAACTGGAACGTTTGTTGTTACACTTAGAGGTGTCTAATGTTAAAAGAACTATTGTACCAGCAAGTACCTACCGGCCCAAATACTATTCTACACTTGAAGTTATACGAAGGTACTGCCTTTGACTACAGTCTTAGCGGAAATTCCGGCGCGTTAGCCGGTACTGCCGCCTTTACGTTTCCAGGCGTTGACTTAGACGGGGACAGCGACTATATCCAAGTTGCTGATAGTACGGACTTTAATGAGACGAGTACGATAACGGCTGCTTGCTGGGCCAACAGTGACGATGCAAATATAACAACTAATCAAATTATGGTAAGCAAGTATGCTTTGACGGGCGATAAAAGAGAATGGAATTTCTATCTTAATACAGACCAAAAAGTACAATTGGAGCTTTCCGAAGATGGAACTAATGCTGCCGATAAACTATGGAGTTGGACAACTGACTCTGCTGTTACAGTGGCTCAGTGGCATCATTACGCATTTACATTCAATGCCGGCGCGTTTTTAGTTTATGTAGACGGTATTTCGGTTGATATAACTGATGCCAATGCAAATGCAGGAACAATCCTTAACAATGATGATGCCCCTGTTTTGGCGGGAGCACAATTTTTAGATTCTGGTATACCAACGCGTGCCTTATTTTTCGATGGTAAGATAGACGATGTTTTTATGTTTACAGAAGTTCTTCCCGCCCACGAAATTAGAAGTATTTACGAAGTTACACGCAGAAGATATGGAGTGTAATGCCATTTCGACAGATTAAAAATTCCTATAACGCCGGTGAGCTATCCGGCTATATGGACGGCCGTACTGATATTAACAAATATCACAACGGCTGTTCCAAGTTAATTAACGCTACCGTATTACCTCACGGCGGGGTTGTGAAAAGGCCTGGCACTAAGTATATAGCAACTGCTCCGAATAAGGCGAAGTTATTTCCATTTGAATTCTCAGTAGTTGACTCTCTGATATTAGAATTTAGCAATTCCCTTCTCAGATTCTACAAAGACGGAGCTACGGTTTTCGCACCCTTAGCCACTGAAGACCTTAGCGACTTATCCGCCAACCTCGTAGCACACTGGAAGTTAAATGACAATGCTGCTTCTACTGCGGTTGATGATGACGTTGCGTCAGTTCCGCACGATGGCGTTTTATACGATAGTGATAACACAACTGAAAACACAAATGTAGCTACCGATACAGACGGTGCGGATGGTACTAATCGCTCCTTTGATATGAGTCAGTTAACGACTTCCGGTATGGTAGAAGTTGGTGATAACGCAGCGCTTAGTTTCGACGATAGCGCTACCGAGGCGTTTAGTCTTCACGCCTGGGTGAAACCCGCTTCAATAACTACTGAACAGGACATAATAACAAAATGGACTAACAGCGCCAGAGAATATCGCTTATATATGACCTCAGCCGGTAAAATAGCCTTTGAGATATACGATGAAAGTGTTAATACGGAAACTACTGCCAATGTTTTTGCAAGTGCTGTTACTGACGATGCTATTGCCGCTGATGAGTGGACGTTTGTTGTAGCCACCTACGCCGGCACTGGCGGCGATACGGCAGCTAATAGTATGAATATCTATATAAACTGGGTTCAGGCCGGTATAACAAGAATAAATAACGCTTCTTACGTAGCAATGGAAGATTCAACCTCTCCTGTATCCATCGGAGGCAGGAACGGCCGTGCACAAATCCAAATAGATCAGGATGACGGGTTGGCTATTGGAGATATGACCGATGATGGCGGTCTTGCCGCTGCTTTTGACGATGATACTACTAAAACTGATATCGAATCTGCGTCAATTACTCCTGGCGTTAATGGCCCTGGATTTGTCGGTAAGGATTGGGGTGCAAACAACAAGAAAATAATAACAGGATTCAAGCATTATTCCACAAGTAATGAAGGATGGGTCAATACCGATAACCCAACAGTAACAATAACGCTTCAAGGCTCACAGAATAATTCCGATTGGACTGATTTGGGCAGTAATACCGGCGCAGATGCTAATAGTTCGAGTATTGAAAAACTTACCGGCCTAACCACAACAACGGCTTATAGATATCACAGACTGAAACTAACGCATAATTCAGGCAATAATCAACCTATCCACTGTGCCGAAGCTGAGTTTTTCGATACCGGCGGTTCAAGCTGGACAGGCAAGTTAGATAATATTGCTATTTTCGATAAGGAGCTTACCTCTACCGAAGTTGCCGCTCTGGTAAGCGCAGATTCTACTACTGCCTACTCAATAGCGTCCCCATACAGTTCCGCCGAAGCCTTTGAAATTCACGTTACTCAATCCGCCGATGTAATGTATATCGCCCACGAAGACTATCATCCGAGAAAACTCTCAAGATTAGGTGATACAAGCTGGACTTTGGAAAATGTACCCTTCACCGGCGGGCCGTTTTTAGATGAGAATTTGACCAGTACCTTGACATTAGGCTTTGCACGAACCGGAGGTACGGCAAGAAGTGAATATTATTTCCCCGCCGGAGCAACAGGAACCCTTACCGCCGCAGCCCATTCACCTTTTAATTCTAATCACGTAGGGTCTTTATGGTTGGTTAAGCACGTTAGGGACGAAGATAATAAAACAACTACTTTCGCCAAAGATACAAACGTTGTGCCCACTCTTACGACTTTCGCCAGTGGTGCGATGTTTATTAAGGGTGATTATACTTTAACTTTAGAACCTGTAGCAACAGGTCATTCGGCAAGATTATGGCGCAAGGCGGGCGAAGAGAACTGGCAGGAGGTCAGGTCGTTTGTAGGTACTACCAGCTTCACCGCCTCAGAAGATGAGGCTGACGTTCTCTATGCTATGACTCGTTCTGACGTTGCTGTTAAAGGGACTCTAACAGGCAAGAATCAAGTGAATAGGGGGGTAGTTAAAGTAACTTCAATCACAAGCTCTACCGTAGCTGTTGTAGAAGTTATTGATAAGGTTTTAAGTAATAATACTAACGATAACGCCGTTACTACCTTCCAATGGGCTGAAGGCGCGTGGAGTGATTTTAGGGGCTATCCGAGAACGGTTACATTCTTTGAAGATAGATTATGGTGGGCTTCCAGTACGAACAATCCCGATACCCTATGGGCGTCAAAGACTTCTCTTTACGAAGATATGGAATTTTCTGATTTAGGATTAGATGACGACGCTCTTATATTTCCCTTGAACGATAATGAAGTATCACAAATACAATGGATGTTCGCAAGGCAGGTGATGGCTGTTGGGGCGGCGAATAAAGAATATAGATTCGGCGCTTCTGATATAGATAAACCTGTAACGCCGTCAGATAGAAAGGCCACTCCTCAGACCGCTTTCGGAAGTGATAGTATCCAGCCGGTAATCTTAAACGATGCCATTTTCTTCTTCCAGAGGCAGGGTAGGAAATTGAGGGCGATGAAGTTCGATGCGATTACAGAGAACTTTGCTGCCGATGATGCTACGCTTTTAGCTTATACATTGTTTGAATCTGCGCCTACTGATATAGCGGTTCAAAGGGTTCCCGATTCGATTATATGGACGGTTAGAACTGATGGTGTTTTACCTACCTTTACTTACGAGCCGGACGAAGAGGTTTCCGGTTGGGCGAGGCAGATATTCGGAAATTCAGCGGATGTAGAAACTCCTACCGGCATTGTGGAATCGGTAGCGGTAATACACGGCGCTTCAGAAGACGAGGTGTGGCTATCTGTTCAAAGGACAATAAACACTTCTACAGTCAGATTCATAGAAAGGTTCAAGCCTCGGAACTGGGGCGATGATATTGAAGATGCCTTTTTCGTCGATGCGGGCATTACTTAC